TGCTAGAATGAAATCGTTGCTCTCTCGCCTCACTACACGATATGGACTCGGTTGATCTGGGAGAAACGCTCTAGATCTTGGATCTCTTGGATCCCTCAAAATTGGGTTATTGTATGACACTCTTGGACGATACTCTGTAGGACGACGAGTATATACTGAATCGCCATACACGATCTTTTCAATACCCTTCGAGGTCATATCAACGATTAGATTTCTTAGAGCAGGAAGAAGAACGTCTCCAACAACAAATCGTGTAGAAGCCCTCAAATCTCCACCGAGGAAAATATCCCTGAACTTCCGGCCAATGCCCTTCGGCTTCTGAATAACTTCTCCAGTTACAACTCTTTCGATTTGCTTCTCTGGTTTTTTTTCTTCTCTTCCTTTATCAGTGTTGCCTCGATAATCCATATTACTCCTTGGGTTCCACGACACTGAGTGCTGCAGCTGTTTTAGCCTTAGCTATTTCCTTGTCCAGTTCTGGCAACAAGTCTTTTGGCATAAGTCCTCTAATGAAATTAAGACCTGCATCCTCGTTTGTGGCTAGATCCATGAACAAAACGTCATACGCTGGTTCCTGAGTGAAATCCTCACGAACTTTGTCATTCTTGATGAATCGTTTGCCATCATCTGATTTAATGCCGTATGATTTGAGAATGATTGTTCTCAATAGAGTAATGATTCCCTTGAGATCTTTTGTCTCAGAAAGTCTCTTGAAGGCGCCATCCAAACCACCTTCATATTCTGCGTTCAACTCGATCCATTCTGTACGAGTCATATGAAAATAATACTTACCTGTTTCTTCTTCACCGTCAAAATTATCGTATTTGATTTCACGGACTAGCATTTGGTTCCTTTCTGAGAAAAAAAATGGAGGAGAGTTCTTGGGATTCCACCTTTCATCGAGTCAATAAAACTCGAGCTCACTCTCCTCCATTACAATGATTGTTTTAATGGCGAACTAGTAAGCCCCCTTCCAATTCCCCAAACCCTTGCCATGATTGTATAATTGCTTTGCTAAAAGAACGTCATCCAGACAATCGGGACCTGCTATGTTGGCCCACGAAAGACCCATGCTTTCTGCTAGAGCTTTGTGAAATCCCATCGTCTGGAAAAGCCCGGCTGCTGATGAACCGGGATTATCTGCTGCACAAGCCTCGAATGTGACAATGGTACCGTCACGTTTTCTCTTTCCGAGGCCTGATTCATGACCAGCAATTCTGAGCATTGTGCTCACATCTGGTGTATCTCGCCAGTAATACTCAATCAATTCCTTTGGTGGAGTGGTTCGTAACACGTAGTTGACCACCGCTGGATCGACTGCTGGCACTGTAGTTGTCGGCGCCATGGTGGTAGTTGTGGTTGGCGGAATGGTAGTCGTAGTAGGGATTGTAACTGCAACAGTGACGTTCGGAATATCCGTAGTAGTTGGGTCAGAAGTAATGCTCTGAGCTGATACTGGAGTAGGGACAAAGGCAGCGACACCCACTGCCAAGGCTAAGCACAGTGCTTTCTGCACTCTTTCTTCTCCGATTCGTCGTGCGGCAAAGGTCTAGGCCGCCGTACAGGACGTTGTTTGTCCTTCGCATCACCTCCTATAATATCTTTGTGTAGTTGTATTCGAACGTTATACAAGGACGTCCATCTTCAGTTAACGTCGTAGAGAATATCAAATCCATTAGCTTTGAAGATTCCCATCCTATTCGACCTGATTCGGACGTATACGGTAACTTGACCATGTAATAGAAGTCGTTCAGCGTTTGATAATCATGTGTCATCATCTTGGCGTTGATGTTGTTCACAGATCTACGCAATGTCTCCATGTCACTTTTGAAATATCGCATGGTGAACAACTCGCAGCACAAAATATCACCAGGACCAGTTACCAGCACCTCGTGAGAAGGCGCACTCTCCTTTACTTGATCAGAGATAACTTTATCTCGAATGGCCTGATCTTTACGCGCACCGTATTCCTCGATAACCTTATCTCGATATTCAGTGTACGCTCGTTCAGTGAAAGCGAGTGCAGTCGTAGCGGCCATTGTCCTTTTGTAACTGACTCTGTTCGCTCCGGCAATGCATCCGATGGTTGAGACGGTGGAAAGTCCGGCGGGAATATAAAGCTTCCAGACAAGTTTCGTCCGTTCTATTAGTCGTTGCTTTCGGTCAGTGGGTGTTCCGTCCACATCTTCCTTGGCTTTGATTAGTTTCGCCGCTTGATATGAAGCTATTCCTGTCAAATATGCAGTTGTGATGACTCCAACTCCAGCAGCGACAGAAAGAATTATCGGGGAATTTCCTTTGATACCTTTTCCGAATGCTCCTGACATGTGAGTCAGATTTATCACCTTTTACGCATCTCCCTTACAAATATCCAAATGAGCCAAAGCCCTCCAGTAAGACATACCATCAAAATATCAAACAGAAAGCTCATGCATCCATAGGATTTGGGCGGATTAGTATATACGTTGTACGTAGCCATTAGTTAACCTTTGGTTGAGGATTCGGGGTGTACGTGAATTTGGGCTTTGAATGTGTCATGATATAGGCCACACTTGTGGCGAGCGAAAAGATGAAATATAGCTTGATACCGTCCCTGACGGTGAGATCGTTGATTGTCTTATCGAGAAGTCGCTTCTCATCCATTACTTCCTCCTTGAGTTAAAAAGTTATGATATGATTCGATCGAAATGTAATCCATATGCATCAGGAATTTTCTTGTTGAGATGCATTGACATTACATTTTCCGGGATGCTGAATGTTCTTGCTGCTATTCCTTGCGTATCAAAATCCAAATTGTGTTCGAAATTATGAACTCTAAATCCGGGATGTCCTCTTCCACCATTATGAACAGTAGTTACAATATCTCCACCTTTAGAAAAAAAGTTAAGAGAACGCACGGTAGCCCCTGTGGGCCCATCCAATCCTTTAAGAAGATTGGCGTGACGATCTCTCATTACAATAGCTGTAATTCCTGCGATTGCGACTCCACCAGCAACACGAAGATATAGCTCTTTATGTGTTTCAAAATGACTCTTTACTTTTTTATTAACTTCATTATCTGCAACATATTTCTTCCAACGATCAATTCTTTCACCCATAATTATCTCCTTTAGTTAGAAAAAAGAAAAAAGAGAATAAGCCCGACACCGTGTGTCAGGGCTTCTGTCACCAGATCCATTCGGTTATGTGAGTTTTCAATCGATTCCCACACCCGCTCGGTAATTCTCCATTATAGTACTTGTTATTTTGGCGAAAGAAAAAGGAGAGTCATTGCTGACTCCCCCTTTCAATTACTTTACTTCATTCTACGGAATGAAAATCCGTGAGTACTGCGACGACTGCCATGTCCATTAAGACGACGGGCAAGTGCTCTTGGACTGAAGCCATAATGCTTAGCACACTGCTTCAAACTCCAATGAAATTCCCCGGTCTCTTGACACACAATTATGCCTTTGTCACTCACTTTCATTATTCTTCCTTTCATAAAGTTAGGTTCTCATTATATACGTTGTAATTCCTGCGAATCGAAAAAATATAATGAGAGGGATGCGTGGTCAGCACACCCCTCTCACTACGATTTTTGATGTTAACCAGCGATCTTCGAGAGCTCGTCCGTGAGAGTGCTCATGTGACCAACTGCATCATGCAGATATGTAGATGCCGTCTCAAAGTCACCATCACTGCAAGCAGTGGCTGCCTTGGAAAATGACGACTCAATTGCTCGAGCCTCATCACCAGCGGCAGTAGCAGGAGCACCATCAGCCAGATCATGACCTGCATCGCCGAGCTTGAGGCAAGCTGACAGAATCACCGACGGATCGGAATTCTCATCGATGCCCGTGCTGATGTCGACGATCTTCTGCATTGCAGGACCAGCAGTGACCGCCCAAACGACAGTCTCAGCCTTCTCATTGCTAACATTCGAATGTGACGTGGCTGCAGGGATTGGAGCTGAATGAGAAGCTGTTGCGTTGCTAATGTTCGTGATCAGACTAGCAACCCAGCTGATACCAAAGAAAATAGCAATCCCGATAGCGATCTTGACCGGAAGGCTTTTCTTAGGCTTAGAGTTCTCGACAATAGGAGCGGGCGGGGGCAATTGTGTGTATTCCATGATTATCTCCTTTTAAGTGATTAGATGTTAGCTGTGTCGTACAGACGAATCGCGATGATGGTATTGCGGATGATCAACTCGAGGCGCTCGGCAGCTTCAGCTGCTTCCTCGGCAGTGACAGCTGCGAGAAGATCTGTATGGGCGACATCCATTGCTCGAGCACCTCTGAGAACGGCGACGCCTAGCTCGCAAGCAAAGGACGTACCGATTCCCATTCCTCCACGCTGCTCTTGAATAGTGGACATTATCTCTCCTGTGATGAATTGGAAAATAAAAAATGAGAAGCTCAGATTTCTCTGAGTTGGCTGAATGCCACACGCTGGATTCGCGTCTCCTCATTATAGTGTTTGTTTTTTCGGTGAGAAAAAACTGGTGAGAGAGGAGGTATAGTTGGTCGCTAACCCTCCCCTCTCGTTATAGTAATTGTTTTTTCTGCGAAAAAATGAGAAGGTCCGTCGTTCTTGCGTATTTTGGATTCTCGAAGAATCCTCACGGGGTCCGGTTCATAGACTAGTCCTCCAATCCTAGTCTCTTCTCATTATAGACACTGTTTTTCCTGCGAAATCATTTCTGGAAACCTTCCCCGGGGGTTTTTTCACCCCAAATATAGCCAAAATCGCGAGAAGGCCTCTAGAATCCGTTCTAAGCGGCTCGACCCCCTATCTGGGATAAATATACTTCCCTGCCCCTTTCAAGCGCTCAGAACGAACTATAGAGCCCAAAAAAATTTGCAATGACAGTAAAAATGGCGAAAAACATAGGAGCCGTGTAATTTACACAACTCCTATGCTGTTCGCTACTTTTAGATCGAATGTTTCAGTCTTTCGGTCTGAGTACAAAGCTCATCGTTTTCGACGTCATCACATGACCCCGCTCATATCCGACGATAATCAAGGCCACCATTATGTTCCCTGCAATTATCGCGATCGTATCAGCACTGACTCGATTTCTACGTTCTTCTGTTTTCATCTTCATCAGTTGCTCTAGATGCTCGATAGCTGCACGATACTCTATGGTGTCAAGATCGTACGTCTTCATATCAGTCAGAGCCTTTGTAATTGGCTCATCTAGAACTGAGCTCTTTCTCAGCTCGATTTTCTTCATCATTATTCCTTTCTGTAGTCCCATTATAGTAAATGTTTAATCTGCGAATTCTTCTTGTGAGACTACTTTGAAAGTAACGGTCTTCATTTGCTCGATTTCGGTGGGAGCCTTGTCTAACTCGAGGGAAAATATCTTCTTACCGGACGATTGCTCCGTAATGACAATGCTACCAACATGAGTTTTCCTCTTGAGCCAAAGAACGTTTGCCGAGATCGCGGTAAGAACTATGATCCCACAAATGAGCAATATGCACATATGTTATCCTTAGGCAGTAGGGATGGCTAATGTTGGATGCCCGGTTCGTCCATTTTCATCTTCGATCTCGACATGCTCGATCACTCTCATAACTTGATTTGCCCCATAATTCGCGTTTATCATTACCAAATCGCCGAGATTGTAGTCTTTACGGTAAATATACTGCGTATTTGGTGCAATATCGACTCTGGTCAATGTGATACGTTTGCTAACGGCAATCTCTTGATAGGCTCTAGTACCAGCCTTTTGCACAAGCGGAGCTTGATCAACCGTTCCTACAGGATTTCCATTATATGACGAGTCAATATCAGTTGCATCAATGACTCCTTCTCGTCGAAGATATCCGTTTGAATGCCCGAATGGATTGTTGTTTATGTCTACTTCGGCGGCACCAGTGAAATATGTGGTTAGAGCCAAAACTGCATTTAGTATGTTCCTGTCGCTCCACAAATAATCAGCGCCAATAACATCCCCTCGCTCCCAAGAAAATACAATAGAAGACGATTTATCAACGCCTTTGTAAATATCCCATCTGGTTTGAGTACTACTTCCCAACCCACCGAATGGGTTCTTACGAAGGGTTCTGATTCCTATATCGTCGAATGCCAACAATTCAAGAACGGCTGTAAGCGCATTCATACGTTTAAACGTTCTTGCTGTTTGAGCACCAGTTCCTGTTATCCCAGTGAATCCATAAACTTCCTCAAGAACACCATATGTTGCCGCATTCTGAATGGAATCATTGATCAATAGAACTGCTTGCTTCCAAGTATAATCAGAAGCAATAGCATATTCTCCTCTGGCCAGATCTTGATATTGATATGATTTAATCATTCCAACAACACGGAAATCTAGAAAAGCATAAAATGATCTACCAGTTATGGTAAGCATTGGATCTTCGTCTTTGTTTTCAGTTATCTGATGATCCTCAACCATCATCACTTCAAGCGTGTTTACATGAGATATCAATGTGCCCAAAGGAAGTTTACTCAGTAATCCAGAACTCAAAAATGCTTTGATTTCAAATTCACCGACGCCTCTGTATCGCTCCGTCCACATGACACTTCTAACGCCATTTATTGCTTCGCCACCTTGAAGGACAGTTTCATGGCCTTGCTGCATGGTGAACTTAAACAAGTCCATGTTATACCCCCCAATAAGCCGCGTCAAATTCTAGATATACCCAATCAATCTTAGAGATTTCTGGAATAATGAACGAATTTGTCCCTGGAAATATAAGCGGCCAAATTGATGTTGGAGCGACTTTATCCATCAAATGTGTTTTAACACCAGCACGATCGATGTAAAGATATTTCTGTGATTTTTCACTTGAGAAAAACAAATTATCATTAACTAGAAAACCACCTGCTGGTGTAACGACGAATTGCCATTCAGGATTTGACGGATCATCTTGAATGGTGAATGTTGGCGATGTAGCAACAAATTTTGCTTTGAAAGAAAATCCATGCGGAGCAGTTGACAAACCATCGGAAACGATTACCGGATTTGTCTCCTTGAGTTGAGTGGGATCAAGCACAGTTGTTGCCACTGCTCTAAACATAGGATCATCACATGACAACGTAATTTTCACTTCAGGAAGTTGAGTAAAATATACACCCTCGAATTTAGTGATGTGAGCTGATGCTTTTGCCACAGCTGTACCGTTGGAACTAAAAAGAATGGTCACCAACCCGCTTCTTGATGAAGATATAGCTTTATAAAGCTCATCTCTGATGGTTGAGTAGTCTTCATCAAGTTTGAATAGCGGGTTCAAGGTGATTCGCATTACAATTTCGCGGTCTTTCATGGCAAATTGATAAAACTTAGCATTTGATTGAATACCAACGCCATAAAATACAGGAATAAGATCTTCAGCATCCAGACCAGTAATATCTCTGATAACAAATCTAGCTGATGGATCTAGATCTCTCATCCCAAAGCTGATTGTCTCAACACCACTAGAATATAAACTGATATCAGTGATCTTCATGGGATGCTCAACACCTCCTTGGCCATCGTGATTTGATTACGAGTTTGTCGATAAATATCACTCGTAGAGAGTTGAGTGGGCGCATAGATGTTTTGCTCAAATTTTACTTTAGAGACATCAGTTGGTTGAGTTGGATCTACCGGAGGAGTAATGACATTACTCGGACTAGTAACAATAGCTTTAGCTTGATTATACGACGCAGTCACAGGAATTGGTGATGTTGAAATATAATCACTGATCTTTTGTGCGCCAGACTTGACTTCCGTCAAATCAAGGACTGGTGTGATTGTCGGCTGGAACTCGGATATGGTTCCAAGACTATCAGTAATGGTTGCAATCGAATTTTCAAATATGTTAGCTGCTTTATCAACAAATCCACCAACACTAGACTCCATTGATGTGTCTCGCTCAAATGGCTGAACAAGACCAGCAATAACCATTTCGCCAACCCAAATCATGAATTTAGATGGTGACAAAATATCCAATGCACTAGTAATTGTATGCTTGATCCCTTCAACTGCATTACCAACCCAGTCAGTTACTGTGTGCCACATATTTTGAAGTCCGTGCAACAAACCAGTGACAATCTGTCCACCAATATCATACAGAAGTCTAAGCGGATTTGGAATATGGTATCTGATCATGTCTGCAACAGAATCAAACCAACTGGCAACAGCCGTCCAACCAGATTTGATTCCTTCAAAGAAACCACCAATAACTTTTGTTCCAGCGTCTTTGAGCATTCCAAAAGTATCGCCGAGCCATTTGAGAATATTAGCGGCAAGACCAGTGAAGAATGAAGTTACTTCTCGAGTCTTATCTACGATTCCGCCAAGGAAACCAGCTATCAAACCAGTACCATCGGCCAAAAGAGTATGTGTAATATCACCAATCCAGGTGAGAATATTTCCAGCAAGTTCTGTGAACCATTTTACTGGGCCACTGGCTGCGGCTTGTGTTATTCCTTGCATGAATCCATCAATGAAAGAAATTCCAAGACCAAACATCAATGTTGAAGAAACTCTACCAACAGCTTCAGCTATGCTGTTAAGAACTGTGACAATAAGGTTTACGGCAGAATCAACAATCTTAGGCAATTCTGCTGCCAAAGCATCTAGAATGTTTGTTATGAATTGACCAACGATGATAATGACGTCATCGATATGATCTCGAATACCTTGAAGCAACGCCATGATAATATGTAGACCGGCTTCAATAAGTTTTGGAACGCCGGTGGTACCAAGATAATCTATGACTCCGCTGATGAGCTCACCAAGAAGTACTAGTACCTTCGGAATAAGCGTCTGAAGTCCATCAAGCAATTTGTTAAGAATGACAATGACAGCGTCAACCAAGATAGGCGCATTATCAGCAATAGTCTTGGCAAACGAAATGACACCCTCTGCCAAACCTTGAAATATAGCAGGAATAGCTCTACCAAGACCCTTGAGCATCTCGGTTAGTGCATCTGCGGCTTTTGGTCCAAGACTGATGAATAGCGAAAGTCCTTCTGCTACCATCTGAACGCCAAGACCGAATAGAGCGAAGCCTCCACCGAGAAGAAGTAGTGCTACGCCAAGGCCCATCAGAGCACCAATAGCTGGCTCTATGGCCATCGCAGCTAGCGCCATGACACCAAGAGTTATAGCCAGACCAGCTAGACCATGGAGAAGATCATCCCAAGTGACGTTTGCAAATGCCTTGACTACCTCTACCAATACAACCAAAGCAGCCGAGACAATACCAAGAGCAATGGCCCCAGGAATTGCTCCGCTCATAGCATTAGTCGCAATAGCCAGAATAGTCAAAGCTCCTGCCAAAGCAGTCAATCCTCTACCAATATCACTCCACGACATGGTAGCAAGTACTTTGAGAGCTCCACTTAGAATGGTCACACCAACTGCTACAGCTATGAGAGCTGGTCCCGTAAGGATCATGCTTGCAGGCATCATGTTCATTGCTACGCCGATAGCTACGAGAGCCCCAGCAAGAGTTGCCAGACCCTTACCGATTTCACCCCAAGACATTGTGGCAAATATCTTTATCGCACCGGCAAGTACGTTCATAGCAACTGCCAATGCGAGAATACCGGGACCAATGAGAATGACGCTCATAGGCATCAACTTCATTGCTCCGGCTATGATGAGAAGACCTGCGCCAATACCGAGGAACCCCTTGGCCATGTCTCCCCATTTGATCATGGAGAAAAGCTTGACCGCTCCAGCGAGAATGGTCATAGCTACGCCAATGGCAATTAGGCCTGCCCCTGCAATAACCATTTGAGGAGCCATACTCGACAATGGTTTGATCGCCACGATCAAAACGGTAAGCACACCAGCCATGGCAGTGAGACCTACAGCCATCTCACTCCAGCTCATCGTGCTCATGATCTTCAAGGCAGCAGCAAGTATCAACAATGCGCCTGAAAGAAGAATAAATCCGGTAGATATGACACCGAACATCGCAGCGCTCTTTGGCGTGGATTCCATTTGATTGAGAACAGCAAAGGAAGCCATGAGTTGACCGAAGCCAACTGACATTGCAAGAAGCGCCTTGGTCAAGGCGGCTGAATCGATCAAAGACAACACAAGAACAGACGCTGTCAGAAGACCAATCGCTTCGGCGATCTTCATGAGAGCTTCTGCTTTGATCTTGCTTTGCATCGCCGTAAGTGTTCCCGTCAATGCATCAAATGACTTACCGATCTTCTCAAATAATCCACCACCAAAGAAGCCTTGAAGAGTAGCGTTGATTTTCACGCCCTTGCTGATGAATCTGTTCATAACAAGAATAAGTCCACCAAACAGACCGACATTGAGCATGTCTATGATCTGATTGAAATCACCCTTCTTGAGAAGGTCGAGAACTTTGTCCGTGGTCTCTGATAGCCAATCAGTGACTGCGTTAAAGACCTCGTCAAATACGTCCTTGACTTTCATGAGAGCGCTCTTGACTGGCTCCCAAAGTCTAGTTATTTTATCGAATGTATCCGAAAGACTTTGAAGTCGATCTTTCACTCGACCAAAAGATTCACCGGCTTTATCAGCTATGCCAGCATCACCCATGACTCCGAAGAATTCAAGTAGCTTGTCTTTGAGATCTCCAATGATTGCGATAGGAACACTGATTACTTGAGCTAGAACGTCAAAGAAATGCTTGATTCCTTCGCCTTGAACGAGCATCCTAGCAAGACCAGTAAAGAAATCCCCAATTCTAGCCAAGAAGGAGAGAAATGTTCCACTACTTGCGCCAGATATAGCGTCGAACAATTGACCAAAGAATCTAACAGTTTGCTTAAGAACTTCCCAACCAATTTCGAGAATGCTGAACAGACCTTTAAATATGCGATGAAGATTCTCAACAGTCTTTTCGCTAGGTCTCAATGACGCAGCGAAATCTGCGAACGCTTTTGTCATTTCCATCAAGCGCTGACCGGTCATCGGTGGGAAAATATCCCGGAACGCTTCTTTGATCGGATCTAGAACCTTAGCTAAATTCTGAAATGCCGCTTGAAGAGAAGAGATCAGTAGACCACGTCCGCCAAGATCTTTCCAATCTTGAAGGAGTTTGTTTCTTGAATTAGAACTGCTTTGAACAAACGCACCAATAGATTGACCAAGGCTGCCCCAAAGTTTCTTCGCCTCGTCGAAATTACCAAACAAGATCTCAAAGCTTTGTGCCCAACCAGAGCCAATGGCTTCTTTGGTTGTATCCATCAACTGGCTGAAAGTTTTGATATCTTGAGCCGCAGCAAAGGCTTTCTTACCAATTTCTGTTGTTTGATCAGAATACTTACCGAGAGTTGTGGTCAACACATCAGTTGTCAACCACGCATCCGTGAGAGAATCGTTGAATCCCTTCGTGGAAGTTACTGCTTTACCGGTTGACGTAATATACTCATTACCTTGCTTTGTCAATGTGCCAGTAGCTACAGCAGTATCAATGAGTTGCTGCTTGAATTCAGCAGTGGCCATATTGGCCATCTCAATTGACTTCCAGTCGATAAGCTGAACGTTCCCCTTCGACAAAGCCTGAGCAAAGTTGTACATTGCTCGAGAAGCTTCATCGGCATTTGCCCCGGAGACAGCTGCTACCTGAGCAACACCTTGAATAGCAGCAACGGACGTATCAAGACTAAGACCAGCGTTGGTGAACTTACCAATATTGGACGTCATGTCTTTGAACGAATAAATGGTTTTATCCGAATATGTATTAAGCTCATTTAGCTTCTTATTGACTTCATCTAGACTAGCACCAGTACCAGCCATGATAGTCTGAATCGAACCAAGCTTTAATTCGTATTCACCAAAGCCTTGTGTAATTCCATCAAGAGCGAGAGACTTAACGATACGTTCACCAGCTGAGATTGCTTTGCTAGTAATGGTAGAAAGTGCCGTAACTGCAATTGTGCTAAGTGCTAGAAATTTGCTGCTAACACTATCAATATGCGTTCCCATGCTACCAAGATTAAATTTATCAGCCATTCCTTGAATGCCGCTAAGACCTTCTTTAGCACCATCAAATTTGAGTGCTTTGTCCAGTTGCCCGAGAGTGGTGAGAGTAGTGCTTACTTTTCGCTCGAATGCAGCGTTATCAAACTCCATTCGTACGATTCGATCATCAACACTAGCCATTTGTCACCTGCCTCCAGACATCTGTTAGGATCTGATCAAATATAGGACGAATCGCTGGGTTTATATAGTCTCTTCCTGCTACATAACCCCCGGTGCCAGTTCCATGTCCATATTGGATGATCACTGCGACATTTACGTTACTTTCTCTATGAGTGTTATACCAAGATATAGACACTTTACTTGGTGTGTGCTCTATCTGATACCCCCAAGAATGAGCAGTTTCCCCAGTGTCTATTGGAGTAGCTCGAGAAAGAGCATCAACTCCTTGACGTCCGTAACTATCGAGATTGCTGTACATACCGCCACGCTGTAGAAATTCTAGAAATTGTTCGGTTTCCTTGAAATCACCAGGAGCTGTGGCGTAGATCATTGTTCACCTTCTATTCAGGAGGCAATTCGTTGTCAATCACAGGAGGAGGCTCGGGAGGAGCGGGAGGCGTAGGATCTTGTGGCCATCTAGATTGAACGGCAGAAAGAATCATGCTATCGGTAATAACACCTTCATCTCCACCAGGATTTGGATTGTCCGCAAGAAGAGCATACGCATACGCTGCTTCAATATCAGTGGCAGTGCACACAGCCCAAACCATAGCGTTACCATTTTCTTGCAGCGTTCTAACTTCTTTTCCGTATATTGTGTCATATGCTTCTGGGTTGTTCCATGCTTCTTGCGTAGTGGCAGATATGATTCTTTCACGTAGTGCCGAATCATATATTGACCTAGATATCGTACTGAACGACATATAACTCCTTTACCAATCTCTGATGAAAGTAGAAAGACTTTTCAATGAAGGCAACTGTGGATCTTCATAATTACTTCCATATAACAATTCCTCAATACCTGCAAGTAAAGACGAATCAATCTTTCGACTATCAAATATAACATGTGCTGTAGGACGGAAATTCTCAATGAACTCGGGGATAGCGGTAATTTCCCATGCGAATTCGTTTGGTTCAATTTCCAGCGACATCGTATTATAACTTTTTTGAGTTGGATTTGCCGTCAAGTTATACAAAACATGAATCTTGTACCCTAGATCAATGCCTTCGACATCATTTCCAATTTTACTTTGAAACGAAAGACCAAATCTATTTGGTTCTTGTCCAGTGATGTAAAAACCTTCTTGATCTTGAAAAACACCTTCGTATGGAAGAAATTCATCAGGATAAGTAAAAGCTTTTAGAGTAGCTGAAAAATCACCAATAGTTAAAACATCATTGAATTTTTGACCGTCCCAATAAACTGGTTGAACTTGATGTGTTGTGTTCTCTTCAACCGAAGTAAGTCCATTCCATGCAACACCATGACCATCATAATCGTAGAATACGCCTTTGCTAATTCCAGTTTCGTAAAAATGTTCACCAATTGCATCCCAAATGAGTGCGGTCATTTATTCTCCTATCAACCACGAGTGTTGTATTGCGCTCTTCTTTGCGCATTCAATTCGCGATTACGAGCAGCAATCTCGCTACGAGACATCTTTTGTGGCTTGGAATTCTTTATGTTGCATATGCGAATCAACGCGAATAATCTATTCAAATGCCAATGCTCACATTCAAATGGAATTGTAAAAGCAACCATCCAATAGTAGATTAGTTCCGAAGTTATTATCTCTCCTCTTCCTCTGCGTTCTGGCATAGCACCAAATGTAGTCGCTGATTCCTTTGATTCTATATAACTATTGATCTTGGAGAATTGTATATTAGTGAATCGCTGAAATACATCCTCGGGATAATTTGGGGTTAGAATCATAGATCTGACATAGTCAAGGATTTCATCTGGAGTTTTGTCGTTATTGGACAAGAACGGCTTTTGGTGTTTCGACTCCCATTTTGACAGAGAGATCAGAGAATGTTCCAGTTCGAGTTCGAGGTCCCCGATAGTTTCAAACTCTTCTGTTTCTTCGTTATAGTATTCCTCTCCCGGAACAATAATCTTTAGCATTCTCTGACCTCCCATCAATACTGATTAGGGACCAGCAAGCATAGTAATGACTTCGTCCGGTGTTGGAAGCTTAGGCTCTACTGCAGCTGCCCCATACAACTCCGTTTCAAGCAGTGCGAGCTTAGTTGCGTCTACAATACCAGAATCAACGACAATGAGAGAAGTAGGAGCCAAATCAGTCACAGGAACTGGTGTAGTTGTGATTGCCCAACTAAACGTAATTGCCTCTGGCGAGTCGTTGACAGTGTTGTATGCTTTCTCCGAAGGTGCGGCTTGGGCTCCATACACAAGATGAAGCTTGTACCCATAAGAGTCACCCTCGATGTCGTTACCAACTCTGGTACGGTATGAGAGGCCGAACATCTTACGAGGCTGCTGACCTACGAAGACACCCTCTTCGGGCACTGCAAGACCATCAAACTGTGCCCATTCTGGTGGATAGGTGAACGCCTCGATTGTGGCCCCAAACTCTTCGACAGAGATGAGGTTCAAGTACTTGATGTTGTCAGCATACTGAGCAGTAGCATCTGCTCCTGTAGGACTCTCAGTAACACTTACGAGTCCGTTCCATGCAACACCCTTGTCGTAGACTCCAGTGGCGTTAGGAATGTAAAGAACGCCATGATCAATACCGGTCTCGTAGAAACGATCACCGATAAGATCCCAAACAAGCGGTCCAGGCATTGTGTTTCTCCTTAGAAGAAAAGTTTGTAAACATCGTGGTTGAGGTTCTCAGCCGTATAAAATCGATCGTATGTACATAGCGGCAATGCTGAAATCTTATCAGGAATGCCACTATCAGGATCTCGATCAATGACCGTCACCATATAACGCTTCATCTGCTTGTATGGAATGTCATCTGCGTGATTAGTTAGTTCATAGTCCCGATGATAAACAATTGCAGGATAATCCATTTGCACACTAGGCGGTGGCTGAAAATACACGTTATTTGACTCCAGAATATCGGTTAGGATGGCCTGGAGCTCAAGGCGTCGGGCCATTGTAAACACTCCCGAGACTCAGGATAAGACGAGGGGGTCTGGACTCAACTGTTGTCACAGTCCAGAGCTCCCCCGCCCATCGTACATACTTGATCTTGAAGAAGTGATTGATGGCATAATCGTCATCAGCAACGATAGCTATTGAGTTACCAACATTAATATCGTTATTGAGATCTTCCCCGGAGTCCAACCTTCGAGTGTTTCGAATTACATCCCCGTAATATTCAACTTCTCGAATTGTATCCACCCATACTCCAGAATTAACCGGAGTTTCTATAGAATCCCCATAACCAACGGCTCCAAAGAATCTAGCCACCAGATCTCCTTTATTACTTACTTCTCTCCAGAAGAAGCTCTGGCTGTCACTGTACCGTCATCGTCAGGAAGTGATCCGTGAACAGACGGGCTGCTCTGACGCTCATTCGGAGGCTCAGGAACGATGATATGACCAGTGCCAGGAGGCGGAGGAACAAACGTGCCCTGCTTGACAACGATCGCAGACTTGAGCTTGACCAAAGCACCAGAGATACGAGTCTCAATGAGGTACTTGAGTTGGTTGTAATCGATGTCGAAGTCGTCGAACATGCTGACTTCTCCACCCTTATCAGCACCAATTACATAATCGTTCATGTTCACAATAACGGCCTGAGGATTTCCAGCTGCTGGGTCAAAGATGTCAACCGGAATAATTGCGGCAACACGAATCTCTGCAGCAAGCTGGTCCATCGAAGTGTAAATTCTACGACCAAGAGTATCCTTCAAAAGCATAGTCTTGGCAATCAGATGCTCACTGGTGTACAACGTAGGAAGTCCACTTCCACGATATAGCGGACGATACTGAATGATGGCGTCCACAAAGTCAGAGATAGTTCCAGCAGCAAGATCGCACAACACTGTAATTGTAAACATAGGATCGTCCTTGGCGATCGGGCGAATACGATCCTCCAAGATCTTGTCAGGATCTCCTGCCGTACGTCCATCACCAAGGAGAATTGCTCGGGCGATTTCCTCGTCCAGCATAAGTCGCATCTCGCCCTTCATCCAGGCGACGACATCAAAGTCAGTAATATCGAGAATATCATCACGATCAAGCTTCTGCTTTTTATAAATAGTCTGTGGGCTAGTTTCACGGCGAGCAGTACCGTAATATTCCTCAGTCTTCACATCACCCGTAATATAACCCTTTGCACGAGCATCGTCATACGTGAGATCTGCCCAGTGAGTCTTCACTCGACTAAAAGGGCTCTTACGTGCTCCATTGAGAACAGAATTCACCCATTCCGTACGACGAGTGTAGAACTCCGGAGCTGAAGTCATAGCCTGAGCTTCGGGGAAAAGAGTGTCGATCTGATTGATGCCGTGAGCAAGCGCGTAATTCTCAACTGAAGCTTTCAGCGATCCAGTCTTTGTCGCATCAGCAACAATGCCCTGGATGTCAGCGTGGGAAAGAACAGGTGCTCCTTTTCCCTTATCATCACCCTTCTCGAAGACGTTGCGGGTCATTTTGTTACCTTCCTGATCGTCTTTGGTTGAGTCTTCAAGATTATCTTGCTGCAAATCCCCGGCATTGCTTTCAAGAGCTTGCCCGAGCATAAAATGAAGCACTTCCTTTTGCTTATCAGTCATGGAATCATAGACATCTTGAATGGTCTCTTCTCCATCACCGGTAGCATGTTCGATTACTTCCTCTTCCTTCTCTTCGGAAGTAACATGTTCCAGCTCGAGGCCTGTGTAAATGATAACTTCGTCCTCAAGCATGGTATCTTCACCATCAGAGTGCCGAATGGTAACATTCTCGATTAGAGCACCTGGATTGGCACCAGACAAAACAAGGCTAACTTCACGAATTGCTCCATGAAGAACCTTACCTGCTCGTTCAACAAGCTCATTCGCCCAAATAGACAACATGGTAATGTCACCATGGTCAAGAAGATCCTTTGTATGAGAAGCCTTGCTGGACTTATTGAAATAACCGTAAGCGTAAACTCCATCATCACGATTCTCGAGAATGGCGTGCCCCAAAACATTCTCCGGGTCGGAATGACCATGCTGCCAAACGAGAGGAACTCTCATCTTGTCCTGATGCTTGAAAGCGCCAGGCATGATAGTTCGACCGTCAGAGCACTGGAGTCCAGCTTTGGTAGCGTAACCGCTGAAATCTGGTTCCATTTTGACGTATTCCTTTCAAAAGAGCTAGACCCCTGAATTTACGTTAGGTTTTGGCGCATTGCCGTTTGTGCTTGGATCAGGTTGTGGCTTGACTGCGTTTGGATCCGCTGGTTGTGGCATGTTAGCGTTGGCAAGTTCATCGGCTTTCGGATCATCAGACGGTTTAATACCAATAATTTGTCTAATTTCGTTCGCAGTAAGAATCTCGTTACGAGTAAACTTGTCCGCAATCTCTGCGATGTCCTTAGTAGGCACCAACTTAAACGGATCTCTGAAGTAACGAATGCGTTCTTTACTCTGCGCACCTTTGGGGCCAAGGAACGCTCTTTGCATGGATTCGACAATGGCATCTACAATGGGTTCAATCGTTCGATTGAAATAATTAAGCATGGCTTCTTCTTGCGCCGTGCCATTCATGACTTCTTCGGTTAGGCCGAGCTGGCTAAACAGCAATTTAGTAAGATACTCCACTTGGGTTAGGAGATTGTTCTCGGCAGGTCGATTGAGTTGGGTGATCTTCTCAGTGCCATCGGTATAGGCAATACCATACTGGCTCCCCTTCAATTGAAATTCAATATCTTCTCTACGTTTTTCAGCTTGCTGTCGTCTTGCCTCTGATTTGATGACATAAGGAAGCTGAATGATAAGATCTAGTTTTCCAGAACTGGCAAGTTCATCGTTTGTATCAAGAAGACTAAGCTTTCTGATCAAACGTTGAAGAGTCGAGTTCGGTTCATTCATAACAGCGTACAAAGGGTTTTCTACAATAGCTACAAAACTCTTTTCCAGAATAATCTCTTCGCGCTTACCACTATTCTCGTTGTACACGCTAAGTTTTACATGTTTTGGATACCAAGTGACAACTTCTCCAACACGCAAACTATAAATATCGACAGAATCCTCATATGCTAGTGGACTCACAGCGGTATCGACAGGAACCACCACAGCGACACCTTTGTCAAAGAGAGTCATTACAATGTCTTGTCTGAATGGCCTAGGAGATTGATCAATATTAGGTTCCCAAAGAAGACAGTCATTCAGAGTACTAGTTACATCAGACTTGTACCGATCATCTTTGTCAACATTGATGTGCTTTATGACCAAACCAGCCACATCGATACTGATTCTCATATAAATTGCTGAAATGATAGACCGTTCACTATAAATTGTACGTCTTTGATTAGAAGGTGAACCAGGTCCATACCATGAACCACCAGCAGCACTAGAATATTCGAATTCAAGAGGTTGACTTGGGCTACGGAAGGCGTTCCATGCTTTCTTAAATCGATCAAACATCGCCAAGACGGATCACCTCCCAATTGCTTTGGCTAAAGTGACGGTTCTTACTCCAGTATTCATACTTATTACATCATTTATTTGTTGTGCAACTTTCACCTTTTTCGAAGCATTGTAAATATTGGCTGCACTACGAGCCTTCATTGTGCTATGTTGATCTATAATCATTTTGGCAAATAAAGCACCACCAGCCACAAGCAATGCTCCACCAATGATCTTATTTCTTCTTACAGCTTTCTCTTGTGGAGTCAAAGGTTTTTTCGGTGCTTTAGTAGTAGATGATCTAGCTCGACGAACTCCCCATCGCATCCCTCTGACACCATGATGTTCAAGGAAGGCGTAAATATCCTCTTCTTCGTCAATCACTCAAACGCCTCCTTGTTTGCTTTGTAAGCAACATAGGCATCCATCATGGCAGAGACATTATCGATCTTTTCATCAACTCGCTTCTTCATGAGCTTTCTGTTACCATTAGTATCTTCTAAAGTAACTGCATTACCCATAGCAAATGACATAAGCTCTTGATCAAAGATCAACTTACGTTCTTCGGCCAAAATCTTCAGCTCACCAAGAGGAACTGATTCTGTTCTTGCTCCTTGAATGACTTTCTCGATTCCAAATGGGCCGTTTTCAGCTTCCCATCTAGTTACAAATTCTCTAGCATTGTATGGGTCAAATCCAAAGCAACGAACATCATACTCATTTGTGCGAATGAATTCCTCGAGGTCTTCGTAGACCTCCATCATCCCAAGAACTGTTCCTTCCAGAACTTGAAGACTTCCTTCACGAATGAATTCATCGTACTTCATCCTCATAGCACCTGGAAGCTTCATCAATGTCAAAGAGGTAATGTAACTTCTAGTTTTAACTCCAAACGAATAATTTTGAAAGGGAAACAAGAGAGTAAAAGCACAGAAGTCGTCTCCTTGCGACAAGTCCGCTCCCAATGCGCAAGGCAAACCCCAAAATTCCCGTGCTCTATGAGGTAGAGTTTCTTCATACGTAAAGAAATAAGTGTATCCTTCCATTGGAATACCAAACCGCTTTGCAAGGATGTCATTCCTAGATGCAGGAGCTTTTTCAGCTCTTTCTACATCCAAATGATAGACATCGTACGTAACAGTTTTGCCAAGATTGGGATTTGCTTTCAACCATGTGCTAGGATCAGCAACTTCGTCAATTTCGTCCAGTTTGTAATGCCAAATAGAAACGTGTGGTGCTTGATACTCACCTCTAAGTATGCTGGCAAGTTCCATTTTGATGGTATCGCCAGAACCATTTCGAACAGTACCTTCAGAGCTGATAGCAACGATCAAGTAATCCTCCATCTTGGAGGCTCCTTGCTCAATTGCCCCAACTACGTCTTCTCGAATGTCACCAGACAACCACTCATCGATTGTCGAAACCTTTGGTCGAAGGCCTTGAAGTTTGTTGATAGTCATAGGACGAATCTCGAGCAAAGATCCGGTAAGAAAGTTTTCAACGCCCTTCTTTGTAGAAGCTAGCTTGACCCGTTGAGCTCTAGAACCTGTTGTGTTTTGTAGAGATCCCTCTGTTAGAAATCTAAACAGTGGGCCTCTTGCTCTTGTGATAGCCGTACGAACCGGTGACATCACTTCGTCGGCCTGCTTCATTGTGGGCGCCGTTGTGATCTGATGTGTGGTTGCGGTATCCACGTTTAGGAAGTACGCTTGGATACAAGCACCATACATTGATTTGGCAGCTCCTCTTGCGACAATGAGGTACTGCTTCGTGGTTAGGCGCTTCATGATCTTCTTCTTGATGTACTGTCCTCCACCGCCTACAGGGTTAGGTTGGTAAACACTTCTTTCTACGAAGAAGTACCAACCAAAAATCTGTTCAGCCCATAGCTTGAACGAATCAAGAAGGTGAAGATCGCTACCATCAGTAAGTGTGAGTTCGAATTCACAATACTTGATAAAGCCATTAACAGCGAGATCATCGTAATAAATGTTTGGATTAGCGATTAGATCATCAATACGATTCATCTCCATAGAGATTTCTCTATTAACAGGAATTTCTCCATCTAAAACCTGTTGACGAAATTGACCATAATAGAGAGGAGTTGCAGTATTTGATAGCAATCAAATCTCCTCCTTAATCAAAATAGCTTAAGTTGTCCTGTCGTAACCGCTTTACCAGCAACTCTCGCCGCTTTTTTAGTAAGAATAGCTTTTGCACCTTTCTTACCAGCATTTATAGTAGCTTTCCCAAGAGGAGTACTTGTAAGAGCATAAACAGTACCGGCTGTTGTTGCTGCTCCTATTGCCATTTTTACAAAAGCCGATCCTTTTGCTACTGTTCCTGGATTCAAACTTCTGAAATTCTTTTCTAGATTAGCTCGCTCATTAGCAGTCTTCAGTTGTTTATTAGTCAGCTCAGAAGCTTTCTTCTTTCGATATGGTGCTGTCTTCTTATAATCTCTACTAGTTGTTCTGGGAGTTCTAGCTCTACGAACCCCCCACTTCATTCCTCGAACACCATGATGCTCGATAAATTCTTTTACGTTTTCATTTACCGGCTCCATGGTACTGGCTCCTCTTCTAACATCGGATCCGTTGGATCGAGTTCCCATTCCCGGAAGGTATTAAGCCTCCATTCGTATTCTTTGATCTGATTGTTTGTGGCCTCAATAAGAAACGAGGTTGTCGGTGGGTCGAAGAGAAGTCGAACTTTTAGAAAAATATACGTCTTGATCAGATGAAGTTGATTGAGTGGAGCGACATAATCACCCCACACAGTCGTTTCATCTTCAATCATAAATCCGCCATCTGGGCCAACGCCAAGTTGATCAAGAATGGAGAAAGCGGCATTAATGTGAGTAATTACATCCAGATCAAACGGCGTGTAATTGTCAGCAAGTCCCAGAATTTTCTTAGTCGACTTAAGAATGCTTTCTTCCATAATTCACCTCCTAACTAAAGATTGTTACGCAGACGACTCACTGCCTTATTAACTTCGTTATGATTGTGCCCCGCTTCATCAAGCTTTTGACGCTGTTCTTGGCCCTGACCCCATTTACCATCGAGAACTTCCTGGGCAATCTCATCAAGTGAATGGTCTACATCGTCGGATTCCTCGTCCTCGTCCTCTTTCTCTTTCGTCTCTTCGTCCTCTTCGACCTTTGCTTCCTCTTGAAGAGGTGCTGAGTCCGGGGCTTCCTTATCGTGAACTTCGCTCATTTTGGCTCCTATTCGGTTACCATAGTTTAGTATCGTCTCTAGCACGTGCAATAACCACTTCCGGAAGATTTCTTTCATCTCCATAATGTATCCCGTTGTGTGTTATTTGGGTGGTTGTTATCAAATACTGTGGATCGAATATCCATTCTTCTCCATGAATAATATCGTCGGCAGTCATTGGATTCATGTGATGAATTAGCAATGCTCCGTTGATTTCATACCCAGGAATACCTAGATCACAACCGTTATCTCTTGAAATGACGTTGTAACGAGTTTGCTTCCATTCATATGATGTGTAAAACTTCTGGTTGATGTATCGATCAAAACCAAAAGTAGATCTACCAACTTCACCATTTAGTTTGAGATAATCGAATCTTTCTTTGAACGTCTTAAATTTTCTCAATTCAGAATATGACCTAGTCTTCGTCATAGTCTTCGTCGATCTCATCCATCGCACGACCTGCGTAGGCACGCATAGCGTTTAGCGCTTCAGAATATAGCTCCTCAACACGCTTCGCTGATGCCATCATTTCTACTTTAGAACCAAGAAGCTCATTCTCTCGCATGAGTCGTTCTTGTTCTAGTTTCTCCCTAGTTGATCCAAGTTTGAGATAATGAGTGATTACTTGTGAGGAGGCAGTTCCTTCAGCTAGTTGTTTCTCGGCTAGATCAATAGCAAGGGAGACCAATTGGTTTTCACGGTGTTGTTCTGTAGTTGCTGGCCGAATTGCTCGACGTTTAGAACTCATTGGCCTCCTTCCAAAACTATACGTTCGCTATAATGTTAAGTATCTTATCCACCTTTTCCTCGACGACAACAAGTCTACCACCAAGCGTATCGGAATGATTTTCATCTGCTAGCTCAACATATGAATAATCGATCTTCTTCCGAATGTCCTTTGCATTACCCTCGGCATCGATTCCAAAATAGTTGTCGAGCAACGTGAGAACCTTGTCCAGTTTTTGCTCTTGTGCAGCGGTCATTCCCATAGAAGCTCCGATCCTCAATCTAAATGCGTCTGCCGAGCGATCATTGACATCGTAATTACCACTCCACCAATCTTCGCCGCCTCCACCTTGCATCCATGGTCCACGAGGATCGATCTTTCGACCCGGAGGGTTACACCATTCGAAATGCGTGATGAATGCAGATTCGTCCTTACCAAGAAATTCGAGTATCGCAGCTGATCCGACTGCATAGGAATCCATGATCGCTGCACTCCACCACTCGCCGATGCCATCGTTCTCGGCCTCGATAGCAAGAGTGTTGCTGTTTCCTGACGATGGCCAGCCAGGCCAACCACCATCTCCAGCATGATTGGCTTTGCCGCTTGCTATGATGTCATACGATCCATCTCGAGCGAGCAGACATTGGCAGAGTGGGCCAGCAAGATCAGGACGTCCGTTTGTACAGATTCCCAAGGACGGATTGTTACCACTGTTTTTGTTGGATGCAGTATGATGACCGATGATCCCGTAGATTGCGCTCAGCTCGCTGCCACGATTTTCCCATCCATCCACTGTACGAACAGTCAAACCTGCATCACGAAGAACGTCTGGAAGCCAAGTCGCACGCATCAGAGTCCTTTCATGGTGCGATGAGATGCTCGATTGTAAGACCACGCAAATGAAGACCTTGCGGATTTGACGACCCAGCAGTAAAGCCAAAAGTTAAAACAGCACCGGCAAGATTCTTTGCTGGATTTGAATAAGCAACAAGCGTGTTTTTATCTCCATCTGCAGAAGAACCAATCGCTACTGCAGTTTCTTGAGTAACACTTGATGCAGCATGACTATGTCTAAGCCATACCCAAGCAGAAGAAACTGATTGATACATTAAATCAATGTCATTGACGAATGGAATCTTTTGACCAGAAACCAACCCACTACTGTTATAGTATATCTCATTAGATTTTACCCCGTCCAAGTATAAACGCGCATACCATGCCAACGTTGTGCCACCATAAAATGCACCAAAATATCTAATTCGAATGTGATCTCCTGCTTGCATGGAAGTAGGAAGAGTAAAGGCCCATGGAGGAACTTGCTCTGCCCCACCATTTATAACACCAGTATCAAAAGTTGCTGGTACAGAAGCCAGAAGAACAGTACCGGGAACTCTCGCCACTTCTCTTTCACTACCAAGTTGCAAAGAGTCAATTACATTAACGTGATAAATCGCTGGATCGACGACAATGACTTGTGTACGAGAGACAACGTTGAGTTCACTCATACAGTCACCGTTCCTCTGAAATCAACTTCAATTGGTTTGTCAAAAACGGCAACTGGTTCTCCACCATGCATTCGTTTCAAATCCATGAACCCACCATTAGCAGTTATGTTTTTAGATATAGTATCGTCAATAGTTAGAAGTAAAATACCATCAGAACCACCATTGGGTTTTGTAACAACCCACGTAGCAATCAATTCGGCATCTTGCTCTGGATCGGATCGAATTTCGCTTGTGATGGTATCTGCCGAGACATCAATGCCCATGTTGACGGTTACAGTATTTGTTCGCCCTTTGTGAACGACAATTTTGTCTGACATTTACCCTCCTTACGATGGTAGTTTCTCAACCGTGTAACCATACAATTGCGTTTCAACCAATGTGCTTGCTAGAGTCATTTGCACATAAAAAGACGCAATGACAGCAGCAGTTAAATTTTCTGCACCGCCATATTTAGTACCAACGAGTGAATTACATATACCAAGGCCAGTCGCAGCGGCTGCAACTACCTGATCAACGATACCATGTGCTCGTTGTGCCGCTATGGATTCTGCCTGTACAACGAATTCCGCAATCCACGGTCGATCATGACTAGTAGCAGTAGCAACATTACCTACTGATCCTGGACCAATTGAAAGAGATGATCCAAAAGCAAATCGCCAGTTAAAGTTTGGTGTACCGCCTCCACTGTTTTGTAGAATTGAACCATAAAATCTAAATCTTAACGCATCACCAGCTTTTAGCGTATTTGCTGGGATTGTAATGTTTGCAAGGGCTGTTTCTGCGGCATTATTATTAACGGTAACTGTCGCTTCACTATGAGCAATCATTAACCCACCAGCAGGACCAGTTGGACCTTGAGGCCCTTGAATGCCTTGAGGGCCAATAGGACCCTGCGGACCTGGCGGAGTATCCCATGCACTCATATGACCTCCTTACGGCGCATAAGACAATGCATAGGCCGCTTTGTCCATGTAAATTTGAGTGAGATTGAGAATCTGACGATCAGTCAAAGGAATGTCTGTAGAATGGTAGCATTGGAAAATATTAGAAGCGCGCATTTTTAGATATGAGCCATTGTTCTGAGCTCGACCGATTATCAATCCAGCAGTTGGTGTAGTTGTGGCTGTTCTTCCTACTTGACTAATACAAAGAACTCCATTTACATATACGTCCCAAGACCAAACAATTCCTGGAAGAGATGCACCACGAATAATTATACACAATGGTTTGTTCAGACCAACCATAGATTGACTGGTGTTATTATTATACCCATAAGTACTAAGCGCGGATCCATTACCATTTTGTAAAAGTAAAACTGGAGTATAATAATCGCCATATCTTAATGCTAAATCGCAATAATTGGGATTTGAGGCATACAATTGACTAATAAAGTATTGTCCGAAAGCATCTTGTGCGGCAGAACCACTACC